TCGCGAAAGACTGGCGTCACAACCTAAGATCGGCACCGTGCCGGACTGGGCGCATTGCCTCACGGTCGGCGTGGACCACCACAAGTATCGCGGCAATCATTTCGTCGTGTTGGCGTGGGGCGAAAAAGGGCGATGCCATATTGTGGACTGCGGGACGTACCGAGCCGAGGGGGTCGATGAAAACACGGCCATCGAAGGCGCAATTGAGACGCTGATGACGAGGCGGTGGCCTGGCGAGTCAGGGGGCATGATGCCGTTGCGCATGCTGTGCCTTGATTCCGGGTACAATACGGATACAATATATCGCATCGTAAACCGCTATGGCGTGGGGCGTGCCAGGGCGGTGAAGGGCGCCGCTGGAGCCGGATCGAGGATGCCATGGATGGCGACGGTTGCGGAGGCGAGCAGGGCGACCGGGCGCAAGCCCTCGCGGGGCGGGCAGCATCTGTTCCTGCTTGACACCGACTACTGGAAGGGAGTGGTAAACGGAATGCTAATGCGCGGCAGGGAGTCCGACGACGCACTGACCTGGCCCGCCGATGCCCCAGAGGAGTTTATGCGCGGGGTTTGCAATGTTGCGGTGATACCGAAAAAAACAGGCGGCGGCAAAATGCAAATGGTTTACCGCGCCATAGACGAGGAGACGGGCGACCACTACCATGACGCCATGTGTTACGCCGTCGCTGGTGCGGAGATGATTGGCGCGAGAAACATATCCATCGAAGAAAGGCCCAGCCCGCGAACACATGACGAGTCGATTTCTCACGCGAGGATCAATGGTGCAAGCCGTCAGCGCGGCCGGCAAATGAACGAGCGGCAAATAGACTGGAGGTGACACATGCTACCGGAGTCCAACGAGATCAGGATTGAGCCCGTGAACAGGTGCAACTACTCCTGCGTGATGTGCAAGATCGAGGACGTGACGCGGCCAAGGAGAACCATGACGTTCTCGGAGTGCAAGGCGCTGCTTGACAAGATTCGCGGGGAAACCAATCAATATAACGTGTTGGCATGGGCCGGAATCGGGGAGCCCCTGCTTTGCCGCGACCTGGAGCGCATGACGGAGTACGCGGCAGGGCTCGGGTTTCGCGTGCTGCTTGTGACGAATGGAGCGCTGCTATATCCTCAAAAGTTTCTCGATCTCCAGAATGCTGGGCTCTATTCCGTTCGCGTCAGTTTTCACGGCGCGAACCCGGTGGAATACGGCAGGCTTCATGGCAAGGACATCGCCCAATTCGGGCGCACCCTGGAGAACGTGTACGCGGCGTCTGATAATCGTGATGGATGCAAGCTGCTTCTGACGTGGGCTCAGGTTTCCGGCGTCAACGATGGCGACACGGAGAGATGGAAGGAGATGTTTGCCGGCCGGGTGGATCTCATGGAAATATGGCGTGCGCATAATTGGGCTGGGGCGTTTTCGTTTCGCAAGGAACAGGATCGGAAACTCAGGACGTGCGGGAGATGCCATCGCGGGCCGCTTCAGGTCCAGGTGGATGGCACGCTCACGGCGTGTTGCTTCGACTGGGATGGAGAGCTCACGTTTGGCGACCTGGCGCAACAGGGCCTGCACGAGGCGTTCAATGGTCAGCTGTTTCGGGCCATCAAGCACCACCACGAGACGGGGGATTTTCGAGGGACAAACCTTATCTGCGAACATTGCGACCAGCGCAACGCGGACAAGTCGGATGTCCTGATCTATACTTCGGAGGGCATCGACCACTCCGAGCGGGTGCGCCTCACATCCACGGCGTATACGAAGACCGATGTTTCGGAGGCGGAATGATCACTCGATACAGCAAGCCGATAGACGTTTCAGCGTTTAGGTATTCGAGTGGCGACCCGGAATACCTGGAAAGCCTGCAGGACAAAAGCGACAGGATATGGGCAAGGATCATGCCTCTCATCGGGACATGGGAATCCATGTGCTGCCCGTGCGGCGCCCCGGTGGATGCTCAGGTGGCGCTGCATGGCGGAAGATATCCGCGCGTCAAGTGCTTGGGCTGCGATCACGTGTACATCCCGAGAGTGAGGTCCAGCAAGGACGTGATGGATTTCTACCGCGAGAGCGACGAATACAACGCCCATTATTTTGAGACGACGGAACAGCGCGCCAAAATCGAGAGCATCTACAGGCCGAAGGCGGAGTACGTTCGGGGGGCGTGCGATTTCTATCTCGATTCCGCATCCGTTGACGTTCTCGATGTTGGGGCCGGTGCCGGATATTTCCTTGATGCTTGCGAGTGGGCCAAGTCGCGCAACGCTGTGGAGGTCGGGGCGTTCTCGCGAGAGCGGATTGTCGACAGGTACGATTGGGCCGATGGCGTGTTTGAAGACATTTCCGCCATCGGGGACAGGGTGTTCGATGTCATTACCGCGTGGGTTGTCATAGAGCATATGCCGGATCCGGTTGCGGAATTGCGAAGACTTCGGCATGCGTTGCGGCCAGGTGGTATCTTGATCGTGGAGGTCCCGAGGTGCGACTCGATATCATCAAGGCATATGATGGGCGGGGGCGCGTCGTATACCTGGAGGCATGCGACAGCGGATCACCTGCATTTGTTCAGCGATAACAGCCTATCGGCGTGCCTCGGAAGGGCGGGGTTTTCGCGCAGACTGGAGACGTGGTATTTCGGGCTTGACGCCGTGACGGTCCTTGCTGATGCGATGGCCCCGCTTGATAGCGCTGGCGTGGCGCAAGAGATCATAGATCGCGTAAGGTTATGCGATTCGATGGTATCAATATCGAGGAGGTAGCGATGCAGTGGATGGTAACGGACGGCGATGCAACCGCGCGCGTGGAGGCTGCGGATCCGGGGGAGGCCTTCCGTCTCGCAAGCGGGATTGTGAACATCGACCGCGCGCGCGCAATGGACATCAAGTACGAAAACGGAATCGAGATGGTGGGCTCCCTAGCCTATCGCATGGAGAGCGGGGCCGTCTTGTGCTGTCTTGTTGACAATCTGGCGGTTACTGACATCGCGTGGACGGATCCAGAGGCGACCACTCCTGGTTTCGGCGGCGAACCAGCCGACCCGGAAAAGCGCGTAATCATGCTCGGCTACGGGTTGTCAAGGCCGATGGTTTACAGGTGGACTGCTCGCCACCCGGATGCCGAAATATGGACGCTGAACGCCGACCGTTTTTCAGGCGCATCAAGGCACTTCCAGATCCACAATGAGGGCGTCCTTGAAAAAACGCCATCGGGCGATAGGATTCGGGACACGTCGGATCTCCCGCCGAATGTAATCGTCTACAACATGGATAACTTCGGGTTTGATAGCATGCGGCGAAACTATTTCTGCTCAACGGTGGACTACATGCTCGCGCTTGCCGACTACGAAGGCTTTGGCGAGGTCTATATGCCCGGCCTTGATTTCGGCGGCGTGCGACGGGCAATCGAGATGAACAGCGCGAGGTACTGGATCGGTGTGCTTGAGGGTAAGGGTTGCGTAGTCCAACGCTCGCCGATGTCAATCATGTTCCGCCACCTTCGGTACGGCGCGCATACCGCAGAGGAGCTCGAGGCTTACGAAGGAGAAATCAATGCAGGATCGCCGAGAAAAGCGGGGCCGGTATCTTAGACCCGAAATCACGCGCCCCCTCGCCAATCAAGAGATTCCGCATGGAGTGGTTACTTTTGACGTGCGTCGCTTGAAATGTCCCAAATGCGGCGAGCCCGGCAAGGACGTGCGTCCGGCCGGTCAGCGGTGGCGCCAGGAATACCGCCCAACGTGTCCAGCATGCGGCGCGCTGATGGAAGTCACCAGGGGTCCGCGCGAAATATCCTTCCGAAAATAATGAGTCCAGACTGGACTCTCACGTCTTCACTTGGCGGTTTTGGTGCTCCACAATCCCAGTAGGCGGATCGTCTGCTGGAGATTGCCATGGCGTCAGTCCGAGACCTGAACACATACCTTGATGCGGCCATTGTCCATATCCAGGCAGGGGAGTACTCCTCTGCGCGACAAGACCTCCTGGCTGCTCGCGCCGCGCTGATGTCTGTGCCTGACACGGATAGGATTCGATGGCGGCAGGAAATTGACGACCTCTGGGAAAAACTTACTGCCCTGATGCGCGAGGAGGAATCGACGTATCGACCCAAGCGCGTACTCCTGAAGCGTGGGGGGCTGTAGCGCATGGGTTTGATCCGAAAAATCAGGTCGCTGTTTTCCGGCAAGCCATGGCGCGATCGACGCGTCGTCGTCTTTGGGTCGAAGCACGAGATCGGAAAGGACGGGCGAATCGTCTTTGATCGATCCTACGAGGCGGGCTCAACCGGACGTATGCGGTGGATGGACGGGACCGAGATGAGCCCAACGCCATCCGAAAGCGACTTGCGCGAGGTGAGGGGCAGGACGCTTGAGCTTGAGCGAAACGACTCGATCGCCATGGCGGCGGTGGAAACGAAGGCCTCGAACATTGCGACCCATCGCGTGCGCCCGCAGTCGATGGCCTATGGCGACGACCCGGTGACGGTTGCGCCAAGGGACCGTGACGTTTTCTTGTCCGAAGAGCGAATGGAGGTTTTTAGGTCGCAGATCGAGGCGAGCTGGGCCGCGTATTCCGGCGAAGTCGATGCGACGGGGGCGATGCCGTGGGAGGCATTCGCATGGCTCGCCGCGAGGACGAGGATCAGTCAGGGCGAGGTTTTCGTGCACAAGGTTTCTGTGCCGCTTGACAATGGCAGGCGCTTCCGTACGGCCTACGAGATGATTGAGCCTGGTCGGGTATCGACCCCGCATGGCATGTTCTCCGACCCGAGCGTGATCGGCGGCATCAAACACGACGCATTCGGGAGGCCCGTGGAATACTATGTCTGGCCGTCCTCAAGCAGAACGACTTTTGCGAGCGATTCTTACAAGACGATCCCCGCCCGCGACATCTATCACCTGCACAGGCCGCTTCGGCCAGGGCAACGACGCGCCCTCCCGGATCTCTCATGCGTGTTGCAAAGCGTCAAGGATCGCAAGGATCTCGCGGATGCGACGATCATCAAGGCGCAGAACAGTGCCGCGATCACGGCGATCATTCACACGCAGGATCCCGGGGCGCTGGAGGCGGACTGGAGCACCAAGACGGTGCGGGAAGGTGGCACGAGCGGCGTAACCTACGAAACCGTGCCGATCCAGAAGGGGCAGTTAATGCTCATGCCCCATACGGATAACGTGAGCGAGTTCAAAAGCGATCATCCGACAAACGCCTTCGAGCCCTTCATGCAGGGCATAAAGGGGGACATCGCGCGCGGTGTTGGAATATCCTACCTCTCGCTTACTCGCGACGTGTCCGGCGCCAACTTTTCAACGATGAAGGGCGTTATGCTGCAGGATCGCTTGACCTACCAAGCGGAGCGCCTGCTGCTCCGCGGCCTTTTGTCGTGGATTTACGCGAACCATTGCGACGAGGCGGTCCTGTCCGGCTGGGTGGATGCGCCATGCTACGCGAGGAGAAGAAGCGCGTATATTCGCGTCGCATGGCAGTTCGCGCCATGGGGCATGGTGGAGCCCGTGAAAGAAATCAACGGCGCGGTATTGGCGATCAATAACAACCTCGCATCTCGCGCATCGTGGGCGCAATCCGAAGGTGAAGACGCCGAGGAAATCATTGACTCGAATCTCAGGCTCGAAAAATACGAGCGCGAGAGGCGGGACGTGATGGGGCTCCCGAAAGAAACGGTTGGTGACGGGCTCCCTGAAGAGAAGCCGGAACCAGAGGAGATGGAAAATGCCGAAAACGATGGATAGGCGAGAAGTCGGGTTTGAGACCAGGGCATTTGGGCTGATCCCGAAGAGCTACAGCGAAGACGATCACAGCGTCCAGGCCGTTCTCGCCACGGATTCGCCCGTTTTCGTGTACGACTGGGACCGCGGGATCGTCAAGGAAGTCCTCCTCATGGCGGGTCTGCGCGGCGTAAAAGTCGGCGACACCATACCGCTGCTGGACTCACACCACCGGGACCGAAGCGATGATCAGATCGGTACGACCGTGATCGAGGCGATTGAGGAGAACCAGGCAATCGGACGGCGAAGGTTTTCGCAGGTGAACCCGCGCGCCGTGTTGATAGAGGGGATGGTTTCGGAGGGGCACCTGCGAGACGGCTCCGTCGGTTACATCGTCGAGAAATACGAGTGGGTTGAGGAGGGGCGGACGCGAAAGATCAAGGGCCGCGAGTTCGCCGGGCCAGTGAAGGTCGTCACCTCGTGGCGATTCTTGGAGGACTCGACGACGCCGATAGGGGCAGACCCAAAGGCCAAGGTCCGCAGTGGGCTCACGGCCGAAGACACTGAACAGGAGGACGAAGACATGATCGAGGAGATTCGCAAGGAGCTCGAGGCGAAGGGCATGGAGCCCGAAGCCAGCGACGAGGAAATGGTCGAGTTCTTGCGCTCTCTCGCGGTCGTGGTCGAGGGCAACGGCGATCCCGCGCCCACGACGACAACCTCGACGGACCCGGTCGAGGGCGACAGCCCCGAGACGCAGTCCGAAGACGAGAGAGCGCTGGGCGCGGCCGACGAGCGGGCGCGCGTCACGGCCATCATGGAGATGTGCGCACTTGCCGGGATGTCCGACAAGGCCAACAAGTTCGTCGCAGACGAAACCACCGTGGACGAGGCCCGCAAGGCTTTGCTCGCGGAAGCGGAGAAGGCGGGGCGGTTCGGCGGACAGCCTGTCGGTCCCGCGCCGCAGGCGCGTTCCGTGTCCTTGGAAGACGTGGACGACGAAGAGTTCGCCGGCATGATCAACTCTGCCGGCCTGATGAAATAGGAGGATTCGATGGCGGCTACCAACATTTCGGCATGGGCTGGCAACCTTGACGGTGCCACCGAGCCCCTGCTCATCAAGGGCCTCATCCAGGCGGGCTCCACGCAGGCCATCAAGGTCGGCGAATTGGTGACCTGGAACGAGACCTCGGGATACTGGATTCCGATTTCGGCGGCGTCGGATGCGCAGCGATACCTGTTGGGATTCGCGAACGAGGAGATCAGCACCTTGACGGCGTCGGCCGCGAGGTACACCACGATCATCGTTCCGCGTCCGGCAGACGTGTTCAGCATCGAACTGGCGTCGGCGGCGTCGGTCGAGTTCGGCGCGAACTACATCCCTACGGGGAGCAACTCGCAGACGGCGACCCTCGACGCGGACGGCTTGCCTGTTTTCAACTCGGTCGGTGACGCCAACTACCCGGTGGCCACCAACTACGGAGGCACGACCGTTGCCAGCGAGTCGCACGGCCTATTCACGGTCAACCCGGAGTACTCGTACTACCGGCGCCTTGTGCGGCTCAACACGCACAAGAAGGTCATCACGGTCGGCGCGGCGCTGACGCTGCTCGACGAGTGGTCCGGTGCGATCATCGTCAACACGGGCGCGACAACGGCGTATCAGGTGGACCTGCCGCAGAACTGTGCGACTGGAACATACTTTATTTTCACCGCGACGGCGGCTCAGGCTCTGCGCGTGCACAGCGCGGGCGGCGGGATCTACATCAAGGGCGGCAAACAGGCCGACTCGAAGTACGTCGGAGTCGCCGATGAAGGCGAGTTCATCCACGTGGTCCACGTCGGTTCGAATGACTGGGTCGCATACGCGAGCCCGACCGGCGAGGAGACCGGAATCGCGGTGGAGACGTAGTGGCCGGGCCGATGATTCGGCCATTTTGGAGAAAGCGAAAATGCAGATCAACAGGATCCAGATCGGCCACAACCCGGGCGGCGATTTCGCCGCGATGCGGGAAGCGGCCACGAGAAGCCCCGAAGACTTCCTGCGCAAGGCGCGGAAGTCCATCGATGCTGGGAGCCTTCGGCTCGACAGCATCCAGTCCTTTCCGGCGCTGTACGGCGCGCTGCGCGACATCCCGGTGAAGATCACCGTGGATGACGGGCAGTACGGCAAGCGCGCCATCACCACCTCGGCATTCCCTGTTCTGTGCGGCGACCTCGTCGTGTCGGCCTTTCAGGCCTCATACGACGCGGTTCCCACCATCTCGGACATGCTAGTCACGGAGATGCGCGATCCGAACAAGAACACGTGGCTTTCGCACATCGTCCCGCTGAGCATCGATCAGGACTCCGTGAAGGAAGGCGACGACTTCCCGCAGATGACGGCGACCGAAGAGCCCGTCATGATCCCGTCCAGACGGCAGGGCCGCATGATCACGATCACCCGCGAGCTCATCGACGAGAACCGCGTCGGCGACATCAAGGGCATGGTCAACGGTCTCGGCGAGTGGGCCGCGGAAGACGTGGAGACGTGGACGCTTCGCAAGGTCACGGATCAGGACAGCGATGCCTACCGGCCCAACGGCACCGCCGAGGCGCTGTACAGCGGCACGGCCCGGGCCAGGACGGGAAGCGGCGGCAACCTCAACACGTCGGCGGGCCTCGTGGACTACACCGACCTGGAAGCCGCAAGGGCCGATCTCACAGCGATGAAGAACTACCTCGGGCATCGCATCTCCCCTCGGTACCCGCTGGACCTCGTGGTCCCGGACGCGCTGCTGTACAAGGCTCTTCGCCTCACGCAGTCGCCGTTCGTGCCGGAGCAGACGACCACCACGCTGCAGACTTCCCGCAACGAGTGGAACCTCGGCGGCAAGTTCTCAACGCGCGTGATCTCGTCTCCGAAGTTGGACGACCTCTCGACGACCACGTGGTATCTGGGCAACTTCGACAAGCAGTTCGTGCGGAAGTGGAAATTCGAGTTCGAATACTCCACGCTCGGCGAAGGCACGGAAAGCTATCTGCGCTCGCGGATCGCATTCCAGGCGCGGGTCGCGTACGACTGCACGACTGGCGCGATCGACTACAACCGCGTTATGGCAAACACGGCGTAAACCCAACGGTCTACGTCCGAGGGCGGGGCTTCGGTCCCGCCCTCGTGGTAGACCGTAGGAGGAAGACGATGGCTGCAGACAAATGGCAAGCGGTGACGGTCGCGGCGGCTGGCACGCTGAGCAACACCTTCGGGAGTTCGGCTCCTGGCACCCATTCGACGGTGAGCGCAAAAGGGGCCATCGGCGTGCGCTTCAAGGCGACGGCGATATCGCTTCCCGTTGCAACGGAGCTTCGGGTCACTCCACGTTTCGTTGATGCCGACAGCACGGAGACCTTTGCCGCCTTCGCTGGCGGGACTCCAGCGTATCAGGTGATCACGACGGCGGAGCGCGAGACGGAAATCTACTGGGACTTGCAGGCGGACAATGTCGGCGTCGAGCCATGGCTTGACGCGGCGGACTCGAACGCCACGTGCTCGCTTTCGTTGCAGCTTATTTTCCCCGAGAGGTGACGGATGAAAGATGGGCGAGGGGTCAACTCGTGGTCGGATTCTGTTCGCGGGAGTTCGATGACGTTCCTGGACAACGCCAAACTATACTTCGGCAACAGCAATGACGCTGCGCTGTACTGGGACGGCTCAAACTTCTACATCGACACCACCTCGGGCGGCGTCTACATCCAGGACCAGATATACAGCGCGACGCACCTGCACTTCGGCGACAACGACACGCTGTATATGGGCACGGGTGACGATTCACTCCAGAAGTTCACCGGCACGGCGTACCAATGGACCTTCGCGGCGCTGGGGTCTGCGGATGCCGATGGCGCTTCCTGGTCGCTGACAACGCAGGACGGCGGGACGGGAGGCACGGGCAATCACGACGGCGGCGCGATCCAATTGGCAACGGGCGCGGGCCAGGGTACGGGCACTGGCGGCGACATCACCTTCGACTCGGCTGGCGCCCTCAAACTCGACACGACGGACGCGCTGCAGGTGCTGTGGTCCGGCACCCCGCTCCTGAAGCTCGACGACGCGCAAGTCGCCACGTACAAGGCGGCGAGCGGCGCGGGCACCTCGGTCTACTTCAAGGCTCAGGACGCGGAAGCGGCGGGCAACGTCAACGGGGCGAGCATCTACCTGGAGCCGGGGCTGAAGAACGGGAGCGGGGCGGACGGGACGGTTGCGATTCTCCAGCCGGGCGGGACGCCGGGTACGGATGAACTGCAAATCAAACACGACGGGTCGAACGCCTATCTCCTCCCGCAGACTGGATCTCTCGTCACGCAGCAGAACGGCATCGCCGCGACCTCCACCGACGGCCTGCTACTGGAGAACTCCACGGCGGCGACGGTGGGGACCACGGTGCAGTACAGCCCGCGCCATCGCTTCAGGTCGCATTCCTGGGATGTGGACAGCGCCGTCTCGCGCTCGCACGACTTTTGGATCGAGAACATCCCGACCTCATCGAATAGCCCCTACGCGAAATTGCAGGCGAACTATTCGCTTGACGGGGCGGCTGCGGAGCCGGTTTTCCATTCCGAGAATGGCGGCTACTACAGCAACGCCTTCGGGCACTACGCGCTGTACTCCAACACCGGCACGTACTGCAACGCCTTCGGGCACTCCGCGCTGTACTCCAACACCGGCACGTACTGCAACGCCTTCGGGTACACCGCGCTGTACTCCAAC